GCCTAGAGGAACTACGCGGGCTTTATACCATGCTTCTCAATGAAGTAGATCAGAAAGACGTTATAATCATGCAGCAAGCGAATACGATTGAAATCCAAAACATTTATACAAAACACTTGCAGAAACAGCTTGACGAATTGAAAGGAATAGTGATAGACTAGACCTAGTATTATTTGCTGTTGAAACCTATGACGCTTGTGCGGAAAGAGTGGAGACCAATGAGCCGCCTTGTAACGTTGTTATAGGGCGCTTTTTTTATATAAAAAAGTATACTACTTGACAAAACTACTTAAAATATATATAGTACCGTATGGAGTATGATACCGTAGCCAAAGAAGCAAGAGAGACAAACAATCAAAAAGCATTGTTTAAGGCAGTTACAGAGATTGCTGATTATAACCTACGGTATTTGCTATCACAAAATAATAAAGTAAAGTTAAACCCTTGCGAGTTCAAGCGCGTAGTATACGATGCAACTATTATTTTCTATGAAGAGTACCTACTAAAACCAGAGAAACCTATCAATAAATACTATCCCGTCAATATGTATTCAGTTAAAACCGCTCTTTGGGGTAGACCTAGAGGGCGTCACTCAAGAAAGTATGAGCAAAATACTATTTGCATGACTAAGGCTCATGAGTGTATAGAATATCATACAGAAGAGAAAGAAAACCCTAGAGACTATCTAAAAGACATACTTACAGATCACGCCAACGGTGACTATATCGTATACACACTTTACAAAGCACGTTCTTACAAATCTGCAATACTCAAGATAGAGAAGCTTACAGGGAAGCGCTGGCTATATGATAGAGCTGTAAAGCTAAAGTATGTTTATGACATTCTACACGTGAGGAAGCCATGAAAGAAGTCCTATCATTTAAGATTGAGCAAGAGCTTAGAGAGAAGTTTATACATATCTGCAAAGACAATGAGCTAAAGCACGCTGAAGTATTAGCTGTGCTTATAGACGAATGGGTAAAAGAGGTAGAAAATGCTAGATGAGCGCAAAACATGGGAACTTAGAATCATACAGAGCTTAGATCACAAAGAGATACTTGAGAGCGTACTTGCTGAAGCATGGGCGTCTAAGCTTTTCACTAAAGAAGAGATGGAAACCATCGTCAAAGAGTCTAAGGTATATCAAGAAGAGAATAAGAACAAGATTGAAGCGGTCACTAACATGGCAAAGAACATAGGCGGAACGGCTGCTTTTGTTATGCTAAACTTTATAAAGCAATTGCCACTCATGGAGACAGACCCAGAAGGATTCTTTTACATTGACAAAAGATCGGTTGCAAAGAACTGCAATATAAACAACGGCACGCTAGTGACTATAATCAATATGCTTGTAGACAAGGGCTTAATACTAAAGAAAGTATACAAGGGCATAGCGATTAAGTTATGCTGGGATATGATAGCCGATGTGTCAGAAGAAATAAGGCAGAATTAACATGAACCCAAAGGGAGCAGAAAACTTAAAGCCGGCACAGAAAGGGGAAGTAAGAAATCCCAACGGTAGACCAAAAGGCGCAAGCCTAAAGACTCAAGTGCAAAGCGTATTTATTGAAATGATGAATGAAAAGATCGGTAAGGGTCAAAACGCTATACCGTTCCTTACTGCTTATAAGCAAGCGTTCATAGAATCGGCTCTGGAAGGTACGTGGGCTAGTAAGCTTTTAGCTGACAAGCTCTTCCAGGATAACATACTAGATCAGATAGACAAGAGCCTAAACAAAGACATACGCGAAAATGCTGACTTTCAACACTATCGAATATTCAAACGTGGTCATGATATCCAGCAAAAGATACTTGTAAGCAAGCAGCGCAAGATATACGCTATGGCTGGGCGTAGAGCTGGAAAGACAGAGTTAAACATACTGAAAGCCGTAGATATAACAGTAGAGCCGGATAAAAACGTATTGATTATAGCTCTCACTCAAGAAACTTGTATGAAGCTTTACTGGCGTCCGATTGTAGAGCTACTGGAATCTTTAGGCTGGGATATAGAGAACGCTAATAAAAACGATGGGCAAATACTTCTAGGCAACGGCTCAAGCATAGTTCTCAAGGGTAACAATAGTACAACAGACCGCGAGAAGTTTAGGGGCGCTTCATGGGATTTAGTTATCATTGATGAAGTCCAGAGTCAACAGGCTTTACCCTACTTAGTAAACGACATCATAGAGCCTACGCTTATAGACACACAAGGTCAGCTTATTCTTTCAGGTACAGGCGCAAGGGTAAAAGGCACGTACTGGGAAGCGCTTTGGAATGATGACAAGGGCGCGCTTAAGCTAAACTGGAATCTTTCACACAATCCCTTTATACCAGACTATCAAAAGGTTTTAGATCAGATCAAACTAGACAAAGGCTTGACAGACGATAGCCCGCTCTTCCAGCGTGAGTACTTAGGCTTATGCGTTTACGATGTTGACGCTATGGTATGGAGACTAAACGATTCAAACTACTATACAGATGTTGAGTTTAAGCAATGGGTAGAGAGCCAACCGGTAGCAGATATAAAGTTTACGGCTGGTTTAGACTATGGATATTCAGACAACGATGCTTTTGTAATTATCTGTTATTCAAGTAGCAGACCGGAAAAGTTTATCATACATGAGTATAAGCGCAACCGTACAGGCATAACAGAGCTGTATCAAGCGATTAAGGAACGCATGGACGCTGTACTTAATAGCCCGCTGTTTAATATTCAACAAAACACAGCCAACGTATTTGCAGAACTCAAGCCGGATATTGACAAGAACTTTTATATTTTCTGTGATACCAACGAGCAAAAGATATCGCAAGAGTTCAGGACACAATACAACTTACCTACTACAAACGCATACAAATATGACAAAGATTTAGCTATAGAGCTATTGCAAGAGGAAGTACGCAAGGGATATCTCAAGATCAAACGTGGTTCACTATTTGAAGACGAATCGTTTAAGACTATATGGAAGCGCAATGACAAAGACGAATTGACACGTAAAATAGATGGCGATAACTTCCACCCAGACTTGAGCGATGCGATTATTTATAGTTTACGATGGATTTGGAAGTACAACGAGCAGAAAGCGCTACTTTAGGTATACTATATTAAAGAGAGGGTAAGAATGTTTAACACGTTAAAGAAACGTTTAGCGCTATACAACAAGGTAGTAGCTGAAGTTCGCTTACAAGAGGAACGCCAGAAACAATACAACGCCTTAGTAGGTCAAGAGCTTTCCTACCCTATCATTAGGGATTTAATCAATTCAGCTGCAAACGGCGTAGAAATCACTTTGACGTTCAAAGACGGCACAAAGATGGACATTCACAAAGCAGACAAGATGCAAGATGATCCATACAGAAATGAACTATTCTAGGGGTAACCATGGCAACTATTGACGATATACGTAGAGACGCAAACGGCTTACTTGCAAACCTATCAGTACGTGACAACAAGTACCGGCGCAACTTTAACCGCGTAACAAATAACGGTAGACGTTCAGAGGATATCAGAAACCCTTATGGCAACCCTTTGTCTTATTATCAGTTTGGAGACGAAAACACCGGCGTAATGCCAGTAATTAACATCGTCAAGAGCGCTATTGATACATACATATCTAAGCTCTCACAGACTAAGGTAAGACCTTTCTTTAACGCGGTTAATGGCACGTTTAAGACACGTAAGATTTGTAGAGTAGCACAAGTGTACTTTGATGAGTTTTACAATGAACAGAAAATATACCACAAAGCCGTGGACGCTGCTAAAGATGCAGCAATCTTTGAATGCGGGCATCTATGGGCAAGAGATAACACTAAAGACGTTATACGCCTTAAACCATGGGAATACTTCTACGATCGGGCGGAATATCAGAATGGCAAGTTAAGCCGCTGCTTAATACAGATTAAACAATATCCGCTCATTTACTTTGCAGATGCTATAAAGAAGTTTCCAGACCTACAAGCAGATTTGAATAAAAACATGAGCGCAAAGGTCACGTATGAGGTTTATTATCATTTAACCGAAAAGAAGCGCTATACGTTCCTAAACGGTATATGCATAAAGACAGACGATATATCCTACGATATTGCGCCGGTTGCTACTATCTACCATAACCCGCCAGTTAAAGGCGGATTCTCTACATCAATGGTCGACGATGTTTATACTTTACAAACTGAAATTGATATGCTCTCTCATAGAATACATACAGCCGCGGTGCTTAATCCGGCGAACACTATATTTATTCCAGACGGTCAAGATATCAAAGCGTCTATGATTAGCAACGAGATAGGCAACGTGTATTCATACAAGAACTTAGGCGCTAGCCCGATAACTATATCTACGCCAGCTGCTATCAGTCCGCAATATATCGAGCTGTTAAAGTTCTATGAGGAAAAGGCTTATAACATTCTAGGTATATCGATGCTTTCGGCACAGTCAAAGAAACCCGGCGGAATCAATTCTGGCGTAGCTTTGGACACACTAGAAGATGTTGAAAGTGAAAGACATAACACAATGCTTCAAAACTACATAGCTTTCCTCATGGACGTTGCAAAGGTATGTATTGAGGTATTCCCAGAGAATGAAAACATACTACCAAACAAGATCGGTACGGCTGCTATTACATGGGGGCAGATAAAAAAAGAAGCTAAAAACTACTCTATGCAGTTTGGCGCTTCAAGCGCTTTATCTAAAGACCCTAAAGTAAAGATGGAGCAAATAGAGAAAATGAAGAGCATGGGATTCATAAAAGATGAAGCGGTCATGGCTTCACTTATGGACATACCAGACCTAGAGCGCGCATACAGCGTAGAAACGGCTTCACTAGATGTTTGCGAGCGCATTATTGAACGGGCTATAGAGCAAGATGTATACGACTTCTACGAGAGCGTAAACCTAGAACAGCTTTATAATCTTATTGTGTATTACATTAACCGTTTAGATGCAAACGACGAAAGCGTAGACATAATTCAGCATTTAGTAAAACTACTGGGCATTGTAAAAGGTAAAATAGATGATGTGGAATTGACAAACAATCCGCCGCCGCCCCCTATGCCAGAAGTGCCAGTTGATCCTATGGCAGCGCCAGTTGATCCGATGATTCAAACGCCTATTGTCTAGGTGTATACTATATTATAGAGGGGTAATGATATGGATTTAAGTTCTTTAAGTCCTGAAGAGGTCATGGAACTAAAGAAAGCGCTAGAGCAGCATGAACAGACCAGCGGTCATTCTGATATCGGAGACGATGCAGAGTTCTTGAAGCCTATAGTAGAAGCGCTTGAGCTTGTAGCTAGTCGACAAGATGAAATGCTTGAACGCCTTGCACAGCTTGAAAAAATCGTTATGGACGATATTATCGGCGGAGTAAAAGGACTTTACGATACCAATATGCGCTGTAATGGAATTAGCGAACTCAAGGGGAAGTACGGTTCAATGTTCGAGCCTTTAGCTCCAGCATGGAAAGACTTGAGCGGTGAAGACGGCGATTTGATGGAAAAGCTTTATGACATAGTCGACGAATTAAAACATGGTGAAGACTATTCAGACGAAAAAGCAGATTCAACAATCAAAGACATTCACTCAAAATTACTTGAACGTGTAAAGAACGTAAAAGGTATTCAGATCGGAGAAGAAGAGAAAAGCGAGCCGGTAGCAGAAGTAGTAGCTGCAAAAGGTGAGCCTGATAAAATCGCCGAAATGATAGAGAAAACAAAGAAAATGAAAGAACGCAATAATGGGCGTTCAATATTTTAGTAAGGGGTAATTTATGGCAGTAACAGCAGACAGTGGCGTATTAGGTATTTTTAAGAACTATTATACCGACGCCGAAATTGAGAGCCTTCTTTTTAGAAGCTCTCCAGCGGCAAAGATGTTTAAGAAAACTCGTATCGGTGGTAAGGCTTACGTATTCCCAGCTCTATACGGTAGAGGTGGCGCGGCAGCTGGTGACATGACAGTAGCAGCCGCAACTGCAGCAAATGGCACAGCAAAGGTAGCAGAGTTCTCTGTGACTCCCGGTACTCTTTTCTCTGTGTTCAATATCACACAGCAAGAAATCTTAGCTTCACAGAATATCCGTGGCGCATTCGTGCCTATGGCTGTTGTAAAGATGTATGCAGCAACCGACGCTTTCAGAAAGCTCTTTGCTTCAGCTCTCTACGGTTCAGGATTTGGCGAAATTGGTCATGCAGTTGTTTACACAACCGGTGGTACTACTGGCGATGTAGTAGACTTTGCAGACAAGTCATTAGTTGTAAAACTTGACATTGGTTCTAAGTTTGTTGTAACTAACGGAGCGACTCCAGTCTCTTCAGTAAGAACTTCAGTAAATACCGTAACCGCAATCAGCGGCACAGTTGTAACATTCACTTCAACCGCAATCGAAACTTGGGGCGCTACAGACTGGGTAGAGATTTATGGTTGCCGTGCAACTAACACTCCATTGCTTCCAGTAGGTTTAGGCGCATGGTTACCAACTATCGCTAATCGTACAAGCGCAACTTGGGATTCATACATCGCAACCAGCTTCTTTGGCGTAGATCGTTCAGTAGCTCCAGACCGTTTAGCAGGTAATTTTATTATCCGTGACACTGGTGCAAGTGAAAAATACGTTGACTGTATCGTACGTGCAGTAGAAGCCGTTCGCACAGCTGGCGGTGATCCTAAGCTTCTTATTATCAATTCACTTGACTACAACAAAGTAATATCTGAAGTAAACGCACAGACTACTTACTTTGCACAGTCGAACACCGGTTCAGCTGCTAAGTCAAGAAATGAAGTAAGCCGTGGTATCAAAGATATGTCTTACGCTTTTGCAACCTCATGGGTGGATAAAGTAGTAGACGATCCTTTCTGCCCTCGCTTTACTGCTTACATTATCGACGAAGATCAGATTGAGTTCGCTTGTTTATCTAACGTAGACACGCCAATGAATGACGGTATCGCCGGCAATGACGTTGGTATTCAGAACGTAAACGGCGTATCAGCTCCAGAAATGCAATACAAGTTCCTACTTGATGATTACATTACTGAACAGCCAGGAGCTAATACACAGAGTGGACCCGCAATGCAGGTATCCTTGAATATGTATGGTAACTGGGTTTTAAGAGCTGCTGGACATTGTGCAGTTATTAACTTTGTAAGCTAGTCTTAAACAGATTAACTCTAGGGGGTCGTAAGACTCCCTTTTTTTGTATACTTTTTATATTCGTGTATACTATATTAAAGAGGTGATACAATGTTAGCAAGTGAAATTATTTCAAGAGCAAGGTCGCTAGCCGATCTACAAAGCTCCAAAGCAATAAGTTACAATGATGAAAAGAACTCTATCAATGAAGCATATAAACTAGTTTACAATAAGTTATCAGAAAGCAATGACGACTTTTACCTATTGGAAAAGCTTTATACAAACGTGACAGGCTACACTAGCACAATGCCTTATAATTACCTTTTGCCATTGCCTACAGACTTTTACAAGCTTAGAACGGTATCATATCTGTTCAATGGTTCATGGTATCCTATGTCACGCTTGCCTTTGAATATGCGCAATACGAATACAACCGAGCCGTATTACCGATTAAGAAACAATGAGCTTTGGATAGTAACAGGTACAACTTCAACCATTGCAGATATACAAATTACCTACTATCCGCCGCCGGAAACTATTACACTTCCAGACTATTCTACAGACTTTGCGGAAACTGTACCTTTAGCTTCTAGCTTGCCAAAAATATATTGCATAAAAGACGCTACAACGCTGTATAAATGCACAGGTAACACAATAGTTAGCTATACAGCCAATAAAACAGCTTCTACGCTTATATATACAGGCGCAAGCGCTACAGCTTACCCAGTTTATTACAAGAATCTACTCTTTTTCTATGAAGGTACAGCCTTAAAGAGCATAGATTTGACGTCAGCCGCGGTGGTAACAATCAAAGCGGTTGCTGATAATACCTTGCCTTTTACCGTAGAAAACAACTTAATTTACTACTGTGATGCTACAAACACACTTCAAAACTCATATTTAGGCAGCTCTGAATCTACTTTATTCGCTGGTTCAATCAGGTATTGCGTACACAAGCTAGGTACTGCATCATATATCTACATAAAAGCCGGTAGTATCGAAATTGATACAGTGGTTCAGACTCCAGCTACTTACATGAGCTATCCATACTTCAACTATGGTGATAACGTTTACACTATTGATACAGCGCTCCCAGTGCTTTATAAAGCTAACGCACAGATCGGGGCGCAATGGAATAGCCGCATAATAGGCATGGACACGCTAGACGCTTCAGTACATACCTATAGCACAGTAGAGGATACAAACATGAGCTACCCTACAAACGTTATATTTGAGATTCTAGCCTACCAATCGGCGGCGGACTTTAAGCGCAAGTACGAGGAAGCAAGCCCAGACCTTGAAAGCAAGCTAGGGCAGTTATGGGACGCGTTCCTAAATAGCGTAATACGTAGAGACGAATACAAACCAGAAAAGATTCAAAACGCTTATAACAACGGGATTAACTGGGGGAATATGTGAACAAGAATAACAAGCAGAAAGTAGAGATAGAACTTAAAGGGTCAATCAATACCGACAGCGTAGAACAAAACTTCTACCAGTTTGGAGACTCGCAAGCGCCGCATAATAACAATACCGGTATAGAAAGAGATGGCGGACTAACTAACATCTACGAGAAGGAAACGGCGTTAAGCGCTGGTAACAACGTCATTACAGAAGACGGAAAAGTCTTAAACTTTAACGCTGGCATAATCACGCTTGATGGTAAAACCATTGCAAACGTTTCACCCTATGGCGTGGAGACAGACCTAGAAATCAAAGGCGTTGACGATTGCTTTATTACAGCAACTTCATACGTGACTTGCTCGCTTGTAAGTAACACTATCACGCTAAAAGAATATGACTTCACCAACACGCTACTAAACAGTAGGTCGGTAACGTTCACAAACCTTGCAAATGTTTTAACGTTCTTTACTTCTTTAAGCTTTGTACGCTACAACGGCATGGCATACGCCGATTCTATGGAATGGGCTTTACGTTTAGGCGCTCAAGTATTGATACTAAAAGAAAGTACGCCAGCTCAAACGGTATCTTATTCTTTTGGAAGTACGGACGCTTTAGGCGGTTCTCTAACAAGAAGTGCTATTGTTTACAATGGGACTCTAGTAATAGGTGGAGATGGAGGGCGCATAGCTTCTTTTAACGGTGTAAATTGGACTAATTATAATACCGGAGTAGGACTTTGCAATAATGGTACGGTTATATTATTGCAATCAGTTGCATATCTTTCTGTTTATAATAATATTTTAGTAGTAGCTGGTTCTGGGGCTGGTGGAAGAGTAGGTTCATGGAATGGTTCATGGACTAACTACGATGCAGGGGTAGGACTTTGCAATAATGGTACGGTATTGGGTGGAGTTGCTGTATCATCTATGGAAGTATACGGGACTAGCCTTGTAGTAGGTGGTAGTAATGGCAGAATAGGTTCTTGGAATGGTTCTTCTTGGGTTAACTATAATGCAGGCGCTGGGCTTTGCAATAACGGAACGGTAGTAAGTACAGACGTAGTAAGCGCAATGGCAGTATATGGAACTAGTCTTGTAGTAGGTGGAAGCGATGGTAAAATAGGTTCTTGGACTGGAGCGGCGTGGGTTAACTATAATGCAGGCGCTGGGCTTTGCAATAACGGAATGGTTATAGGAAGTTTGTCAGATATATATAATATAATAACTTATAATAATATTTTAGTAGTAGCTGGGGCTGGTGTAAGAGTAGGTTCATGGAATGGTTCTTCATGGACTAATTATAATGCCGGGGTAGGACTTTGCAATAATGGTACGGTTATAGGCGCTTATGATATTGTATCTATGGCAGTATACGGGGCTAGCCTTGTAGTAGGTGGTGCAGCCGGCAGAATA